GACAAAACATGTACTGATAATTTAAGAAACGTATGTAGAATGTGTATAGGAAATAAATATTTATTTGATTCAAATGTCCATATATGGACTCAAGATGAGATAAATATAATACTTAATAATTATGCCTATATGACAAATGCAGAAATAAAAGATACTTATTTCCCAAGTTTGACAAATGGAAAGATAATGAGTAAAGGCAATAGTTTAAATCTTTATAAATCACAAGAAACATTAGATAGAATGTTTATAGAACTTGGTAAAATGACATCAAATAGATTATTATTACTTGAGAAATGGAAAGGTGAAGATAATCCTCAATATGATAGTCAAAGATTCGGTAATCTAAATCCTAATTACAAAGATGGAATTAGTGCCTTATCACAAGAATTAAGAAGGAATATCAAACAGTGGAAATTAGATAGTATGGAAAATGCTAATTATAAATGCTTTCTATCAGGAGATAGATTTGATGATATTCATCACTTATATAGTTTTGGGAGTATAGTTAAGGATACTTTAAACGAAACTGGTATATCATTATATGAGGATATTTATTCTTATACACAAGAAGAATTGCAAAAATTAATTGATAAATGTTTGGAAATACATTATCGTTACCCTCTGGGGATATGTATGCAAAAGAAATACCATATACAATTCCATGTAGAATTTGGATATGGAAACAATACTCCTGAACAATTTTATCAATTCATTGAAAATTATTATGATGGAAAATATAAAGACATAGAAGAAGTTAATGTTTAATTAACTTCTTTCCCTATTAAGTTAAGGAGATTTACATATGGCAACACAAAAACCTAAAACAAAAGTAAAAATTAAGCGTAATGAAATAACGTGTACTAAATGTGGGCTAATCAAGACTACAAATATAAGTAATTATTTCAAAACCGAAAATCCTTTATATAATGAATTTTTTCCAACATGTAAAGATTGCATTTATGAAGAATACAATTTAATGCTCACAAAAGGATTAAACATGCGTGAGGCAACAATAAAGATATGTGAGATGTTAGATCGTCCATTTATTAATGACGTATTCTTCTTAACATATGATAAAGAAAAAGATAGTAAGAAATTCTTAGGTTTATTTCTAAAAAATTCGTCAATGCAACAATGGAAAAAACAAGGTTTATTAAGATATAAAGATAGTATATTTGAAACTATAACATCAAATATAAATAATAGTAATATGGAGGATTTGTCTGATTTATACAATAATAAAGAAGATAAAAAATACAGCAAACAATGGGTTGGAGATTATACAAAATCAGATATTGAGTATCTAGATAATTATTTAAGAGGACTGCATACAGATTTTAAAATTGTAACAGAAAATCATAAAGACTATGCTAAAAAAATAGCAAAAGCTAGTCTACATATGGATAGATGTTTTCAAGATATGTTATTAAATATACCTCAATCTGATAAAAGATATAAAGATGCAAGAGAAACGTTCGATACATTATCAAAGTCTGCACAATTTTCTGAACAAACTCGGGGCCAAAATGATGTTAGTTTAGGTTGTTTTGGTGTTTTATTTGAAAGAGTGGAACAAAAAAAATGGATACCTTTACATGTTCCTTTAGAAAAAGATGATTATGATAAAATGATTGAATATTTCTCGACCATTAATAAGTCTATTTAAGGAGAAATATTGTGGCAATACATACTAATTTTAGCAAGAAAAGTAGAAAAGAAAAAGAAGGATCGTTTGATAATTTTGATAGTTCTTATAGTCATGATCCCATTAATGAAGAAAATATAAATATTGATGCATGGTGTGATTTCATTTCTTATTACAGATACCACGTAGATGAGTTTGCTACTGAGATTTTGCAATTGAAATTATATCCATTCCAACGTCTTATATTAAGGGCTATGTCTAGGTATCAAAACTCAATGTTTATTGCGTGCCGTGGGCTTGGTAAAAGTTACCTTACTGCTGTCTTTTTTATTTGTATTTCTATTCTATATCCAAATATTAAGCTCGGAATTGCAAGTGGAAATGGACAACAAGCACGTAACGTAATTATTCAAAAAATAAAGGGTGAATTAATAAAGAATGAAAACATTGCAAGAGAAATAAACTTCCCAATTAAAACTGGGTCAGATGATTGTGTTGTTAACTTTAAGAATGGATCAGAAATTAGAGCAATAGTTTTAGCACAAAATCAAGGTGGAGACTCAGCCCGCTCGTGGAGATTTTCATACATTTTAATCGATGAGGCAAAATTAGTTCAAGATAAAATTACAGAAGAGATCCTAATTCCGATGACAAAAACTAAAAGACAGGCAGCGATACATCATAATATGCCAGAAAAAGGAAAGGTTATTTTTATATCATCTGCCCATTTAAAAATAACTGATTTATATAAAAGATTTAGATATCATTACAATAAAATGATAGAAGGTTCAAAAGATTATTATGTTTGTACTTTACCTTATCAGGTCGGTGTTCAGGCAGGGATATTTGAAGAAGACGATATATTAAAGGAATTAGATAAGCCAACAATGTCAAAGGACAAATTTGATTATGAATACAATGCTGTATTTGTTGGATCAAGTGGTGAAAGTTATTATCCTTATGAATTATCAGACCTTTGTAGAGTATTGGAAAAATGTGAAATTGAACAACCAAAAAAATCTAATTCTGAATATATTATAGTACATGACGTAGCCATCAGTTCAAGAAATAATTCCGATAATGCTTGCACACATGTAATTAAATTAAAACCACGTGTAAATGGCACATATATAAAAGAGATTGTTTATACAAAAACTTATAATGGGGCTACCCTTCCTGAGCAAATGCAATCTTTAAGAGAATTGGTTCATATAAAATTCCCTAATACTATTAAATTGGTTGTAGATGTCAGAGGCAACGGAGAACCATTACCATCTTTGTTTTATGAAACATGGGAACATATAGATGAAAAAACTAAGCAAATTATTGAATACCCTCCTTTAGTATTAGAAGACGATGAAAAAGGAAAAAGTATAAAGGGAGCTATCCCATTAATTAGAGGGATAGCAGCGACAAATACTTTGAATAATACAATGTATACTTATATGAAAGCATGTTTTGAAAATAAGTCTATAAGATTATTATTGCCATCTGAAGAAATGGATATCGTATATAAAAATAATGATATTACAGAAGAACAATATTTAAGTTTTATACAAACAGATTTACTTATTCAAGAATTAAGTAATATTAAACAGGATACAAACGATAATAACAATATTACTTATGATAAGATTATTAAAACACATAAAAGGGATAGAGCGACAAGTTTAGCTTACGGATTATTAATAGTTAACGAAATGGAAGAAGCAAATAGAAAAGATAATACAGACTCAGATTATGATTTCGTATTCTCGTATTCATAATACAATAAATAAAATTAAACAAAAACAAACCAATCCCAAAGAAAGGAGGCATATCTCATTTGACAAAAAACAACACTCCTAAAACTCAAACAGAAATTAACTCCCAAAACCCATCAAACTCCACCGCCACCACTCCCCAATTTTCAACATCAAATGAAATAGAATTAAATTCACTATCATATAATTCATATTCAATGTCAACTGGAAGATTAGATACAGATAATATCCCTATGAGCGATTTAAAACAATATGTGAAATATCCAATGATATATAATGAAATATTGAGGACTATATCAAGGCAATCATATGGATTAAATGGGATTTATGGTCAAAGTATTGACAAAATGGTATCACTTCCTACATTGTCTTACATAACAACTTTACGAAATAAAACTCCTGAAATGAAAGAAAAAAAGAATAAATTTAACACAATACTTAAAGTATTAAATATTGATAGAACTACTAGAGATATTTTAAGACATTTATTCATTGATGGACAATATATTGGAATCTTAAGAGATTCAACTGCAAGTAATAAAAATTTAGATACTGGTTCAATGGTAATAGAATCTCTTGATAGATTAGAAGGATTATCATTAGATGATAATTTCATGATACAACCTTTAGATTTAGATTATTGTAAAATAATTGGATTTCAAAATAATATATCAATTGCAGCTTTTGATATGATGTATTTTGATCAATTTAAATATGGTGGATTATTAAATGAAATTAAGAATTATCCACGTAATTTTATTAAATCTTATATGGATTACAAGAAAGATTCTAGTAAACGATGGTTTATTTTAGACTACAGAAAAACTATTGCATTGAAAGCGAAAGCTAATGAAATTGATGCTTGGGGAATTCCATTTGGAATATCGGCTTTTTGCGATATGAAAGCAAGTGATGATTATAATGACAGTCAATATCAATTAATTAGTGAGTTAGCAAGCAGTATATACTACCTTGTCTTACCCAGCGGGGAAAAAACTGGCTCTTGCAGTTTAAACTCCACACAACAAAAAGAGGTTATTGAGGCATTTAAAGGTGCTGTAAAAGTTAATACGACTGGAAATATTTCTAGGATTTCAACGCTTAGTTTGGCTCCAGGAACAACAATTAATAGACTAGCTAAAGATGCATCATTAATTAAGGATACTTTGAGCGACGAAAATATGAAGAAGATATCTACTAATTTAGGTATTGCCAGTTCTGCTTTAAATGCTGAAAGTAATAGTGCTAATTTAGGAAGTTTACAAATTAATTTAGACTTAATTTCAGCGCAAGTATTTCAGTATATTAATGAAATAGCAAGGGAAGAAACTAGAGTAATCAATGAAAACTTAGGTATTACTCCTTTTAGCTACATTGATATAAAATTTCTTCCAATTACATGGTTAAATAAGAAGGATGTTTATGATAAGGCCAAAGATTTATATTTAACAGCAGGTGGGAGTAGGATATTTTATATTGCTGCCGCAGGATTTGACCCGTTAGACTACCTTGGAATTTGCGATCAAGAAATTGATGATGGTTTCGATGATCGTTATGCCCCGCATATCACATCATTTACTAGTTCTGATAGTGCAGATAAACCAAACCCTGATGGAAATTTAGGTGGTAGACCAAAAAAGGACAATGATGATTTGACGGATTCTGGTCTTACCACGAAAAATTTAAAAAGTAATGAACAAAGGGTTAAAAGTAAAAAGTAATATTGTAAGATTTAATAAAGGATAGGTGAGGAATAATTAACCTTGCTGACAAGACGAGTTCCTTTCGCTCGTCTTCTTTTATTTATTTAAATTTAAGTAAAGAAAGGATTGGTTATATTTCATTGGAAAGGAATGATATTATGGGTAGAAAGAAAACACATGATGAGTTTTGTAAAGAAGTTTATAATCTAGTTGGTGATGAGTATGAAGTAATAGGTAAATATGTCAATGCTAAAACAAAGATAAAAATAAAACATAATAAATGTTCAAATTACATCAATCCAACACCAGATGATTTTCTAAATGGAAGTCGATGTAAATTTTGTCAACATAGAAGTTTTAAAAAAACTACAGAAGAATTTCAAAATGAAATAGACGAAGTTAGTTATAACAGATATAAAGTTATTGAAGAATATAAAAATTGTAAAACTGAAATTAAAATAAGAGATACAATAAGTAAAGAAATAATAAATTTTAAACCAAATTCTTTCTTAGAAAATATAAAAAGGAATAATGGTATATATAAATCACTTACTTATACAACTGAAACTTTTAAAAAAGAACTAAATAAAATTAATTCTAATATAGATGTTTTAGGAGAGTATATAAAAAGCAATATTCCAATATTGTGTCGTTGTATTATACATAATTATGAGTGGAGTCCTATCCCTAGTTCACTTTTGAATGATTCTGGATGCCCTAAATGTGCTAATGTTTATAAAAGAACTCATGAGGAATTTGTAGATGAAATTAAAGTTGAAAATAATAATATAAAAGTAATTGGTAAATTTAACGGGATCAAAAAGCATATTTTAGTTAGTTGTCTAAAATGCAGTGGTAAATGGAATCCTTTAGCTGAAAGTTTATTGGTTGGAATTGGTTGTCCTTATTGTACTAATCAAAAAATATTAATTGGATTTAATGATATGTGGACAACAAATCCTGAACTTGCTAAACTTCTTGCTAACCCAGAAGATGGATATAATCATTTCCAAGGAAGTAATAAAAAAGTAGACTGGAAATGTCCTAGTTGCAATAGCATTATTAAAGACAAAAGTATTGCTAGTATTAAAAGTCATGGTTTATCTTGTAAAAAATGTAGTGATGGAATTAGTTATCCAAATAAAATTATGTATAATATTTTAAATCAATTAAATATGGATTTTGTTCCTGAGTATTGTCCAAAATGGATAAAATCAAAAAGATATGATTTTTATTTTAAGCTAAATAATAAAGAATATATAATTGAAATGGATGGTGCTATGGGCCATGGGAATTATAATTCATTAAGTAAAATGTCACCAGAAGAAAGTCTTGCAATAGATAAATATAAAGAAGACTTGGCCATTAAACATGGTATAAAAATTATAAGAATAGATTGTTTAAAATCTGAATTAGAATACATAAAGAATAATATATTATCTAGTGATTTACAATTGATTATAAATTTAAGTAGCGTTGATTGGTTGGAATGTCATAAATTAAGTTTAAATTCTTTTGTAAAAACAGCATGTGAACTATGGAATGCATCAAAATACAGTGTTAAAGATATTAGTAATTTATTAAAATTATGTCCAAATACTATTGTCAGCTATCTTAAAAAAGGCACAGAAATAAGTTGGTGTTACTATAACTCAGAAGAAGAGAAAATTAAAAATTTAAAAGATATGACATCTAAATCAATTAAAGCAACTTCAAAGAAGGTTAGATGCACAGAAACTAATCAAATTTTTGATTCTATAATGGAAGCATCTAGAAAAATGAATTGTTCCGATCCTCATATTTCTTCATGTTGTAAAGGCAAAAGAAATACATGTGGTAAATTAGAAGATGGAACTAAATTACATTGGGAATATGTTTAAATTATAATATTTGAAAGGAGGTGAGGAAAACGAAAAATAGTGTAATAGAAATTTCAAAAAAGACATCTATGGCAGGCAGAACTCCGATCAAGTTGATTTTGCATCAGATTCATAAAGATTCTACAGATTATAATGGTAATGGAATCCATTGGGATAAGGGTTTTACTGAAAATAATATTGAGTCAGTAAAAGGAATGCCTTTGGTTGCTCAGTTTATGGATAGTGAGAATAAAATTCCTTTTGGATCGCATGGTGATATGATTATTGAAGAAAATAGGGTTGTTTTTGAAGATAGCCTTGTTGTTGGGACGTTTGAAAGTGCCTATATAGCTGAAAATATTGAAGTTAATAATGAAATAATTGATGCATTAGTAGGTGTTGGATATGTATATGATCAGAGATTTCCAGAATTAATTGATTATTTACAAGAAGAGTATGACAGTGGAAATTCTGTAGAAGGTTCAATTGAAATTTGTGCAGATAAATCATTGGGTAATAAGAAAATAATTTATGATGGTGGGTGGAAAGAAAAAAATCGTATTCCCAAATTTTATCAATATTCTGGTCATGCCCTCGTTATTGGGGAAGTTCCGGCTGATCGCAATGCATTGTTACTGGAGTTAAATACACTCAAAAATAAAGAGGTGAAAAAATTGCCAGATAATACAGACAACAAAGATAAAACAATAATTGAAATAAATGCAATGAATTATAATGATATTTCTATGATTGTTGAAAGTAAATTCAATAAAAAACAAAATATAGATGAATCAAATTATTCTTATTATTATGTT